TTGGCAAAGGTGGCAGCGTTGCTGTCAACAAGAAAAGCATTACAGATAACATGAAAAATGACATGGGTGGCACAAACGCTAACATCGTAAAAGGTGGCAGCGAGCAAAATCCAGACGGCAAGCAATACAAAGCGCCAAGCAACGAATATACAAAAGGTCAAGGCACACTAAAAGGTGCTGAGCGTAATGTAAATCAACCTGGTGGTAACAAAGGTGCTCAAGACTGGTATAACACAAAAGCAAGTGCCAAGAAGCCTGAAGGCAGTACTACAGATGGTTCAGTTTCTGTAGACAAGAACAGTATTCTTAAGCACATCAAGTAATAGGTAAAATAATGGCTTTGTACCTAAAAGAGAATCTCACTTTCGACCGAGCGCAGATGGTTGTTGAATCTGCACCCGATGGTAAGAATCTATATATGAAGGGGATATTCATCGAAGGTGGTGTCAAGAACGCTAACCAACGTGTATATCCTGTTCACGAAATTGAAAAAGCCGTTTACACTATTAATGAACAAGTCAAGAATGGTAACAGCGTGTTAGGCGAAGTTGACCATCCAGATGATCTAAAGATCAACTTAGATCGTGTGAGCCATATGATTGAAAACATGTGGATGGATGGACCAGCTGGCTTTGGTAAACTTAAAATTTTACCAACTCCGATGGGCAAACTGGTTGAAGCAATGATTACATCTGGTGTAAAGCTGGGCGTTAGTAGCCGCGGTAGTGGCAATGTTAACGAAAGCAACGGCCACGTCAGTGACTTTGAAATTATTACAATAGACATAGTGGCACAACCCAGTGCTCCTCATGCCTACCCCAAGGCCATTTATGAAGGCCTAATGAATATGCGTGGCGGATCTCAAATATTTGAGATGGCGAGAGACGCAACCACCGATCAACGAGTGCAGAAGCACCTACAGCAGGCAATGGTGGGCCTGATCAAAGACTTAAAATTAAAGGGAGATATCTAATGTTAGATGCTATCAAACCATTGTTAGACAGTGGCATCATGAACGAATCTACCAAACAAGCCATCAGCGAAGCTTGGGAAACCAAGCTAACTGAAGCACGTGAACAAGTACGTGCTGAGCTTCGTGAGGAATTTGCTCAACGCTACCAGCACGACAAACAAGTAATGGTTGAAGCTCTTGACAAGATGGTAACTGAATCTCTGACTGCTGAGCTAAGTGAGTTCGCAACAGAGAAACAAGCTCTTGCTGAAGATCGTGTGAAATTCAAAATGCACATGACTGAAAGCGCACAAAAGTTCAATGGTTTCCTAGTCAGCAAGCTGGCTGAAGAAATCAAAGAATTGCGTGAAGATCGTAAGACATATGAGAACAGCATCGGCAAACTTGAAAAGTTTGTGATCCGTGCTCTAGCCGAAGAGATCAAAGAATTTGAACAAGACAAACAAGCAGTGGTTGAAACCAAAGTTCGACTGATTGCTGGCGCCAAGCAAAAACTTGGTGAACTACAACAGCAATTCATTGCTCGTAGTAGTGGTCTAGTTAAAGAAGCAGTTACCAAGAATCTTGAGAAAGAGTTGACACAGCTCAAGGAAGACATCCAAATGGCTCGCGAGAACATGTTTGGTCGTCGTTTATTTGAAGCTTTCGCCAGCGAATTTACTGTTACTCACTTGAATGAGAACAAAGAAATCGCTAAACTGCGTTCCACAATCGCTGAACAGAACAAACAACTACGCAAAGCAATTTCCGTTGTTGAGTCTAAGCAAGCCATTGTTGAAAGCAAAGAAAAAGAAATCCGTATTATTAAAGAGTCAGCAGACCGTAAGCACACAATGTCTACACTGTTGAAGCCTTTGAATAAAGAGAAAGCCGCTGTAATGAGCGAACTTCTCGAATCAGTGCAGACCGAAAAGTTACAGTCCGCATTTGATAAGTATCTACCAGCCGTTTTGAACAACAGTAGTGCCAAGCAGTCTAACAAGACTACACTGACAGAATCTGTAAGCGAAGTGACCGGAGATAAAACTGCTAAAAAACCCGCAGTAGAACAACAGACAGATACAAATGTCGTTGAACTAAAGCGTTTAGCAGGGCTTAAATAAGTAACTAACCTCATAAGGAAAAAGAGAAATGACACAAGCACTATTAGAGAGCCGTTGGGGCGAGACCAAAGAAGCCCTGTTAGAAGGCCTAAACGGTTCTAAAAGAACCACAATGGGTGTGATCCTAGAGAACACCCGCAAGCACTTGGCAGAAAACGCTACAATCGGCGCTACTGCTACCAGCAATGTTGCAACATTAAACCGCGTGATCCTTCCAGTGATCCGTCGTGTAATGCCTACAGTTATTGCTAACGAAATCGTTGGTGTACAACCAATGACTGGTCCAGTTGCACAAATCCACACACTACGTGTTCGCTATGCTGACACAGTAAGTGCTGGCGTAAATGGCGCAACCGCTGGTGACGAAGCACTAAGCCCATTCCGTATTGCTACAGCATATTCGGGTTCGGGTGGCGTTGCTCCAACCAGCACAGCTACACTTGAAGGTGTGCCAGGCAACCGTATCAATGTTCAAATCTTGAAACAAGTTGTCGAAGCCAAGACTCGCAAGTTGTCAGCACGTTGGACATTTGAAGCTGCTCAAGACGCACAAGCCATGCACGGCCTGGACGTTGAAGCAGAAATCATGGCTGCACTAGCACAAGAGATCACAGTTGAGATCGATCAAGAAATTCTTGGTTCTCTACGTGCTCTATCTGCTACTGAGTACACATACAACCAAGCTACCGTATCTGGTACAGCTACATTTGTTGGTGACGAACACGCCGCTTTGGCAGTTCTTATCAACCGTGCCGCTAACTTGATCGCACAACGTACACGTCGTGGCGCAGGTAACTGGGCAGTTGTAAGTTCAGCAGCCTTGACTGTTCTTCAGTCAGCTACCACTTCAGCTTTTGCACGTACCACAGAAGGTACATTCGAAGCTCCTACAAACACCAAGTTTGTTGGTACACTAAACGGCGCAATGCGTATCTATGTTGATAGCTATGCAAGCGACACAACCGCAGTCCTAGTTGGCTACAAAGGTTCAAGTGAGGCAGATGCAGCCGCATTCTATTGCCCATATGTTCCATTGATGTCTTCTGGTGTTGTTCTAGATCCTAACACGTTTGAACCAGTAGTTGGTTTCATGACACGTTATGGATACGTAGAATTGACAAACACAGCATCGTCTCTAGGCAATGCTGGTGACTACCTAGCTGAAATTGCAGTAAGCAATTTGAGCTTCCAGTAATCATTTATCTTTCTCAAAGGGATGGGAAGAGCATGAAAGGGCCGCAAGGCCCTTTTTTGTTGGCTAAGTAAAGGTATGCACATTTATTTTGATTTTGCAAAGCAAACTCTGAATCAAGCCAGCCCTGCAATAGCCGCCTGGGCAGAACAAAATCATATTGGTCTGTTTGAATTTGACAACTGCTTGTATGATCATACTGCAAAAGATTTGCTGGCGGATCACCTGCAATGGGTCAATGACAACTACTCAACCATGGCTGTGGTAGAAATGCATCCGTATTTTTCAACAGATGAACGATACGTAGAAAAGATAGAGCTAATACAAGAACACGCAGCCAAACTAAATCTACCATTGATGTATTGGACCGCTGACTATCGTTTATGGGATAATCCAGAGCCCGGCTGGACGTTTTTTCCTGGCTGGTATTTTCGTTTGAGAAATCATGCCAAAGCAACCAACTATCAGAACTATGCATTTCCTGTGAACAAGAAATACAATTTTTCCTGTTGCAATATGTCCAATCTAAGATTTGAAAAAGTCTTTAACTATATTGAATGTTTTCAACGAAAACGTTCAGATTGGTACCTTACAATTTACAATAACCCAACAGCGGCCATAAGTCAAATTGATATCAAAGATGTTGGTCCACTGCCGCAAGAACATGTTGATTTGTGGAACTCAGAAATCAAACACACTATCCAAGAATATCGGTACGATTTGCAAAACAATGAAAACCTAAATCCTTACAGCACAATATTTGAAGGACATACCAATGCCTATTGCAATCTAGTGATGGAACACAGTATGGAAATAGAGATTGTATCTGAAAAAAGTTTTAAACCTTTTATAGCAGGACAAATACCAGTTTACTGTGCGGCACCGGGTGCAGTACAATTTATCTCACAAATGGGTTTTGATTTGTTCTATGATTTTATTGACCACAACATATACGATGCTGTGCTAAATGATCAACGTAGATCATGGCAGGGAATAATGAACATTGTTGACATTATCAAAACAGTTCATATGACCATAGACCAACTGTACCAACGCAACTTTGTAGAATATTTTCATAGACCCGATGTATTGGCCAGACTAGAACAAAACAAACAACACTTTTACAGTGATGCCATTGATCATATGACCATTCAACATCTTGATCGATTGATCAAAAGATAAGCGGCCGAAGCCGCTTACCAGTCTTTTCAAGGTTGCTGTATGTCTAAGTACAACAAGTGTTATTGTATAGGTCATTGCGATAAAAAGCAACTGTAAAGGTAAATATACTTGTCCGCTCACACACTGTGAGTTTATGCGGAACCCCGCCGCGTATGGCCTAGAACGCCAGACACCACAATCCACACATAGGAGAAACAAAATGGGACGTCCTCTACCAAGTAGATTTTTTGGCAATAGAAACACCGGCAGTGCAAGCGTTACAACAGATGACGGCATTGGCGGGGGATTTGTTGCATCGGCAGCAGTCAGCGGTGGCGCATATACCACCCGACCAGTATTTACATTTACAGCACCAGAATTACCAAATGGCGTAACTGCCACTGCCACAGTAACATCTGAGGCATCT